TTAAATGTAGCTTCGTGACGTCGTTTTGGCGACAACAAACTCCCCTGGTGCAGGACATAGATCAGGATCGATGATAACAATGTCTCCTTCTTTAAACTCTGGTTGCATGCTGTCGCCATCGATACGTAATGCGAAGCATGTTTCTGGAATGTCAGAGTCTGCCAAAATATATTCAAATTCCCCTGTCAGATCTGTTATGTCTCTTGCTTCTGTAAGCTCTCCTGCCTGAACGTAACTTAATATAGGTATGCGTCTGGTACTTATCTCCGCGAGAGGCATAATATTTTTACCGTTCAGTAGCCAGTCTGGGCTACATTTCAAGGCCTTAGCCAGATCCAGAAGATTGCGTGGCTTTCTGGTTCGTCCACTTTCGATGGATTCTATGGATTGTTGGCTAACCCCTGCAGAATTCGCTACTTCCACTTGAGTCATTCCTAATTCCAAACGACGTGCTTTAAAACGGGCTGCGAGAGACATGGGATTAGTCCTTCTGGGTTGTATTAATGTGTATCCCCACATTAAAAACAATTTTTGTTGTATTTGACAAACCTCGTTTGTTGTTGCTAAATACCACTAAAATTGTATGAGGTGAAAGCAATGACCTTAGCGACCCGAGTAAAAGAACGACGTAAAGAACTCAAAATGACGCAAGTTACGTTGGCTGAGCTCACAGGAGTGAGCCAGCAGGCAATAAACAGAATTGAAAGTGGTGTTATTGCTCGGCCACGTTATCTTCTTGAAATGTCTATAGCATTGGATTGCGACCCTAATTGGCTGTTGTATGGCTCACAAAACGATAAAAAGGCTTAACCCATGTCCGATAGCAAACCATGGGGAGCTACGCCTGATGAGTGGTTTCATTTCGACCTGGTATTGGGGAGAACTGATCATCTTCTCCCAGTTGTATGTAACCCCAGTGCGACCATATCCCCTGATAGTAAACTGAAAGCGTTGGGTAAGACGCCGAGTCGCTATAACCGGGACCGCCAGGTCACCGGTATTGCTCAATGGACCGGGCATGTTGTTACTGAGCATGATTTTGCCCGCTGGTCGAATGAACCGGATTATGGCATCTGCGTGCGTACAGGCCATGGCTGGCTGGCGCTGGACTGTGATAGCGAAGATGAAGACATTCAGGCAGATATTCGCAAAACGCTTGTGCAACTTCTGGGTGAGTTGCCGCCGCGACGCTGGCGAGCAAACAGTAATAAGTGTCTGTATCTGCTGGCCGTTGATGGTGATTTCCGTAAGCGTATCCATCGCCTGGCGGGGGATATGGGCATTATCGAGTTGCTGGCGAACGGGCAGCAGTTCGTTGCCTGCGGTACGCACAGCAGCGGCGCGCGTATTGAATGGGACGGCGGTTTGCCGGATGAACCTCCGGCTATTACTGGTGAGCAGCTTGAAACGCTGTGGCAGCGCCTGGCTGAACAACTCCCTGTGTCGGTAACCACCGAAGCGGGCAACACGAAGATGCGCGACCGATCAGCATTCACGCCCGGCGCGACGGATGATACAGCTGAATATCTTGATGCCAATGGCTGGACGCTGCTGGATGGCGCAAATGGTGAACGATATATCCGCTGTCCGTTTGAAGACGGCCACAGTAGCGGGGGCGATCCAACAAGCACAGTTTATTTTCCTGCGGGAACCGCGGGCTTTGAGCAGGGGCATTTTAAATGCCTGCATGCCAGTTGTGCGCATCGTGATGACGGAGATTTCCTTAATGCCATCGGGATCCGCAACGACGATTTCGAAGATCTGACCAGCACCGAAGTGGCGGAACCTTTACCGCTGCCTGCTTTCGAGCGTGATAAATGGGGGCGTATCGAGGCAACAATCAGCAACGCAGCCAAAGCAGTAGTACGCCCTGATTTTGTGGACATCGATATTCGCTTTGACCAGTTCCGCGACGAAATCATGTTTGCCCCTGCAGGATCCGGACAATGGCGGGCATTCACCGATGCGGATTATGCGCGCCTGCGCATCACGATGGAAAAGCGGGGATTTAAACCTGTTGGTCGTGAACTTATTCGCGATGTGGTGTTACTTGCAGCCGATGAACAACCATTCGATTCAGCGATCACTTGGCTGAACGGACTGGAGTGGGATGGCGTGCCGCGCATCGAATGTTTCTACCATACGCACTTCGGTACCGCCGACACGCCTTATACCCGTGCGGTGTCTATGTACATGTGGACCGCGTTGGCGGGGCGAGTACTGGAGCCAGGCATCAAAGCGGATATGGTGCCGATCCTCGTTGGTCCGCAGGGCTGCGGTAAGTCTTCCGGAGTGGAGGCACTGAGCCCTGATCCTGCGTTTTTTACTGAAATCTCTTTTGCCGAAAAAGACGATGATCTCGCTCGAAAAATGCGTGGTCGGCTGGTGGCAGAGATTGGTGAACTGCGCGGACTTAATACCAAAGAGCTGGAGTCAATCAAAGCGTTTGTGACGCGTACTCACGAAAACTGGATCCCGAAATACCGGGAGTTCGCCACCCAGTTTCCTCGTCGCCTGGTGTTCGTTGGTACCACCAATGAGGACGAATTCCTTGCGGACAAGACTGGTAACCGTCGCTGGCTCCCCGTGGAAGTGTCGAAAGTCGACGTGAAAGCGATAAAAAGAGATCTCCTTTTACTTTGGGCTGAGGCTCGTGAGGTGTTTCAGCGTCTGGGGGGTATCCAGTTCCGTGAGGCTGAACAACTGGCAGCGAGTGTCCATGAACAGTACACCATCAAGGATGCTTGGCTTGAAACGGTAGAGAAATGGCTCGACACGCCAGACCTGATGACTAATGAACTTCCGCGAAATTGCGAATTTTTACGCGCAAGTGATGTTTTGCGTGATGCGATTGGGCTAAATCCTGACCGCATCGGAAAACGCGAAGAAATGCGAATTAGTAATGTTTTGCAAAATTGCGGGTATAAGCGTGCCCAAAGGCGAATTGGGGGGAAAATGACTCGAATTTTTGAGGCGGTGTCCCAACCTGTACCAACCTCAAAATAGAGGTTGGTACATTTTAACTAATTGAATTTAAAGGCCAGTACCAACTGTACCATCTGTACCAACCTAATTACTAAGAACCCCATATATATATATAAGTCGCTTGGGGAAAAGGTTTGAAAAGAGCTGGTACAGGTGGGTACAGGTTGGTACAGGCCGAACAAGGAATTTTTTGCACATAACAGCGTGTAATAAGCGAATCGGAACTGCGTTATCCACACCCACGGATAAACAAACGTGGTTCTCAGAAAATTTTTTCGTAGCAAAACGTAGAGGTCAGAGCTATGCGTAATATTCAACAGGTTTTAGAGCGCTGGGGTGGCTGGGCAGCGAGTGAAGGTGGTAGTGTCTACTTTCCTCCTGTTGCAGCCGGGTTTAAGAATCTGCTACCCGCGACGCAGTCTGGAAGGCTGAAATGCAGTGACAATGACGGTCTTATCATCAACTCCGCTATGAGCTGCCTGAAGAAAAAAGATCCGTATCTGTGCACGCTCCTTGAGTGGCATTACGTCCAGGCCATGCCCGTGCGGGCGATGGGTGAGAAGCTCGGCGTATCTCACACCCACGTTCTGAAGAGGCTTCAGGCGGCAGAGGGATTTATTGACGGTTGCTTAGCCATGCTGGATGTGGTGCTCGAAATGGATCAGTCGGTTCAGTCAAAGCCTCAGGCTATCAGGACTTTGCGTAGGAGCTGCTCGGCGGCATAATATCCAGCAATCAATCACGTAAGGGAACCAGATGGCTCTGATCAGCGTTCGCAACAGATTTGAAAGCTTCATGGAACAGAGGTACCCAGACCTGTCGTTGCAGGTCAAAGGTAATATTAGCGCATCAATGAAGGCTCAACTTGGCATCAGGATTGAACGAGAATTGTACAGTGAAGATGTTACTTACTGTGATTCAGCAGTTCAGTTGATGTGGACACTCTTTCAGGCAGGTGTTCTGGCCGAACGAAGAGCTACCAGCGTTACGCTTCCTGCGCTGAAGGCAAAGCCGGATAGCTTCTACGATGCGGGTTATAACGAAGGTATTCAGGACTGTCGTAAACATCTGACGGCATCAGGCATCAAGGTAAGATAAAAAATAGTTGTGGAATTCCAAAAAGCCGATTAGCCTGATATCCGTTGAAAACAGTTCATCACGAAGAGGCTTCCGCAAGGGGGCCTTTTTTATTGCCCCATTCTGGGGAAAAGTTAATAAAACAGGGCTTTCGCTGCGAAAAAACGCTATGCAGTTTTTGCCCTTTTTTATGCACCTTTTATTCACTCGAATTTCGTCATTCTGGACCACTTAAGTTGATTAAATAGGCCTTTCATCGCAAATCTATTGCGAGCGGGGATCGTGTGGTTCCTATAACATACATTATGTTAAATAACCTCCTTTTTTAACAAATTTAACAAGGTTCGCTATGGCGAACTTTTTTTGTATTCAGGGCCCACCGAAGGACGGCTCATAACCCAATCCTACGGGCGTATACGCAGGGCCCGCCTTTCAACAACACCCCGTAATGGCGGAGGTGGGAAGTATGAAAATGCACAATGCTCCTCATTCCTGGCCTGACTTACTGGAACTCTTACAAAGTTGGTGGCGTGGAGATACGCCGTTGGGCGCAGTGGTTATGTCAATTGTTATGGCTGGTTTGCGCATTGCCTATTTTGGCGGTGGCGGCGGCTGGAAACGAAAAACGCTTGAGATTTTGCTCTGTGGTGCTCTGACGCTGACCTTTGCATCCGCTCTTGAGTATGTTGGATGGCCTAAATCGCTTTCTGTTGCCATTGGTGGTGGTGTTGGGCTGATCGGTGTCGATGCTATTCGTGGGGCTGCAATGCGAGTAATCGGTAACAAGTTTGGTGGCTCTAAGGAGTAATTCATGCAGACACTAAATTCCCAACGTAAAGCTTTCCTGGATATGGTGGCATGGTCAGAAGGAACGGATAACGGGCGACAACCGACACGTAATCACGGTTATGACGTTATTGTCGGAGGTGAGTTGTTCACTGATTACTCCGATCACCCTCGCAAACTTGTCACGCTAAACCCGAAGCTTAAATCAACAGCCGCAGGCCGGTATCAGCTTCTTTCACGCTGGTGGGATGCCTACCGTAAGCAGCTTGGCCTGAAAGATTTTTCGCCAGAAAGTCAGGACGCTGTGGCGCTGCAGCAGATTAAAGAGCGTGGCGCTTTACCGATGATTGACCGTGGCGATATTCGTCAGGCAATCGACCGTTGCAGCAATATCTGGGCGTCGTTACCTGGTGCAGGTTACGGTCAGTATGAACATAAAATCGGTGACCTGATTTCCAGGTTTAAAGATGCTGGTGGGGTGGTAAATGAAGCTGACTTATAAGATTGTCATCGCGGCATTTTTCTTCTCTGCCTTTGGGGCGCTCGTCTGGTCTGCAAACCATTACCACAGCAAGTATCAGGCAGAAAAGTTGCGGGCTGATAAAGCGGAAGGTGAAGCTGAATATCAAGGGAAAGTGATAGCTAATCAGGCATTAAACTTCAATCGTTTTAACCAGATAGCAGAAAACGCAAGCCGATTAAATTCTCTGGTCGACATCGGTCACGAGAAGACAGTCATCAAATACCGTGAGGTTCTGCTCCGTGAAAAGAACTGTGATTTCCCTGTTCCTGTTGATATTGCTGTCGGGTTGCTCAACTACGCGAACCGTTTACGCGCCAGCGCATTGCACGCCGATTCCGGGGACATTGACTCAGCCGGTGATCGTGCCACTACCCCCAGAACGTTGACATATTGCCAGGCTGTTCTGTGGATTAACCCACTGTTGGCAGCCATCGAGAAGGCGAATAACCAGTTGGCTGGTGTCCGACAAATAGAACAGTCCCGGTAATAGCATTACAGAAGCTCTTCCAGGAGGGGCTTCGATAATGACCTGATAACTGGAAAATAAAATGACTAAGAAGCTGAAAGCAAAACACGAGGTGTTTTGTCGCGAGTTTCTTGTCGATCTGAATGCTACACAAGCAGCTATTCGCGCAGGCTACGCCTCCAGGCGAGCACATGTTACGGGGGCTGAACTATACGGTAAACCTGAGATACGCGCCCGCATCAACGAGCTAAAGCAGGAGCGTATTGATCAACTGGGCATTGATGCGAATTATGTGCTGATGCGACTGGTTGAGATCGACAGGCTCGATGTGGCTGACATCCTGGAGGACGATTTAAGTATTAAGCCTCTGTCTGCGTGGCCGGAATCGTGGCGTCGGTACCTGAGTGGATTTAACCTCGCTGAAATGTTTGAGGGGCGAGGAGATGACAGAGAAATGGTCGGGATCCTTAAAAAGATTAAGTGGCCTGATAAGGTTAAAAACCTTGAGTTGCTTGGGCGTCATGTTTCTGTTCAGGCGTTTAAAGACAACGTCAAAAATGAAGTGACTGGCGCTGATGGAGGACCAGTCAGAACAGAAATTACCAACTTAACGCCGGAGCAGGCTGCAGAGGCGTATAGAAAAATGATGGGCTAAGTATGCCGTTACCATTCCCCTTCGATTTTAAACATCCTGATTACCAGATGGTTTTTGAATGGCGGATGGAACGCCTACAGCGCATTCGCCAGAATCCTGAAATATTGCCTGCACTAAAACAGTTTTACCGAACCAATCCGGCTCAGTTCATCATCGACTGGGGCATGACAACGGACCCGCGTAATATTGATTATGGCCTGCCGGTGACCATTCCGTTTTTACTCTTCCCTAAGCAGGAGGAGTGGATCTACTGGATTATGGAACGCTGGGGCAATCGGGAGAATGGTATTACCGAAAAATCCCGTGAAATGGGGCTCAGTTGGACCGCGATCGGACTGGCCTGCTCGCTTTGTCTCTTCAACAAAGAAATGGTTATCGGTTTCGGCTCCCGTAAAGAGGAATACGTCGACAGCACCGGTGACCCGAAAGCATTGTTCTGGAAGGCGCGCAAGTTCGTGGAAACACTGCCTGTAGAGTTTCGCGGTTCGTGGAGCGAGAAGAAGCACGCGCCATATATGCGTGTTGAGTTTCCTGAAACTGGTGCCGTTATCAAAGGCGAGGCTGGCGATAATATTGGTCGTGGTGACCGTACCACGCTTTATCTGGTTGATGAGGCTGCATTCCTTCAGCGTCCTCTGCTGATTGATGCGGCGTTGTCACAAACGACGCGTTGCCGTATCGACCTGAGTTCAGTTAACGGCATGGCTAACCCGTTCGCTCAGAAGCGTCATGGCGGGAAGATACCGGTATTCACATTCCACTGGCGGGATGATCCTCGCAAGGATGAAGAGTGGTATCGCAGGGAATGCGAGAAAATCGATAATCCGGTGGTGGTGGCACAGGAACTTGATCTGAACTACAGCGCATCAGCGGAAGGCGTCCTGATTCCATCCGAATGGGTACAGGCTGCCGTTGATGCGCATATCAAACTGGGTATCCAGCCAACAGGCAAACGACTTGGCGCGATGGATGTCGCCGACGAAGGCAGGGACAAAAATGCCTTTTCCACCCGTCATGGCTTCCTCCTGGAAAATGTGCGGGAATGGTCCGGTGTGGGCAGCGACATTTATCAGTCCGTCGAGAATGTTTTCGGCTTTTGCGAACAGGACAACCTCGAAGAGTTTCGCTTTGACGAGGACGGGCTGGGCGCTGGCGTTCGCGGCGATGCACGCGCTATCAACGAACTGCGTAACGCTGCGCGTCGACCGTCAATACTTGCCACACCGTTTCGAGGTAGTGGCGCGGTATTTGATCCGGATGATGAAGCTGTTCGCGGGGACAACGGGCAAGCCGCACGTCTGAACAAGGACTTCTTCGCTAACGCCAAAGCCCAGAGCTGGTGGCGGTTACGTAAACTTTTTCAGAATACCTGGCGCGCCGTGGTTGAAGGTATGGCTTACAACCCGGACGAAATCATCTCAATCAGCAGTAGCATGGCACTCAAAGATAAACTCATCATCGAGCTTTCGCAGCCGACCTATTCCATTAATGGTGTGGGAAAAATAGTTATTGATAAACAGCCTGATGGAACCCGATCGCCAAACCTTGCCGACTCGGTGATGATCAACTATGCCCCAATGAATTCAGCCCTGAACATCTGGGAGCTGCTAGGGAGACAGGCCTGATGGCACGAAACAAACAAGCCCTGCGGCGAACTGCGCAGGCCACAGCTGATGGTTATGAGAATTTTATTGCCCGCGTAGGGATGCAGACACCTAACCAGCACTCAGCATCCACCTACCGGGCTAATTTCACCAGTCGTAACCGCATGCTGGTGGAATGGTCCTATCGTTCGTCCTGGATCATCGGCGAAGCGGTCGATGCTATCCCGGATGATATGACCCGCAAAGGCATTCGCATCACTTCGGAAATTGATGCAAAAGATCGCGGCATTCTCGAATCACAACTGGATGAGTTGCAAATCTGGGATGCGCTGAATGACGTGCTGAAATGGTCGCGCCTCTACGGCGGCGCGGTGGGTTTCATCATGATTGAGGGGCAGGCACCAATGACCCCGCTGCGACCCGAAACCATCGGTAAGGGCAAGTTTAAGGGGATTCTCCCGCTCGACCGCTGGATGATTGACCCGGTACTGACCCGCCGCATTAAAGATATGGGGCCGGACCTGGGTAAACCTGAGTTTTACGATGTGGTGACCACAGCAACGGGAATTCCTGCCTGGCGCATTCATCACAGTCGACTGATTCGCTTTGATGGCGTCACGCTGCCATTTCAGCAGAAGATGACCGAGAACGAATGGGGAATGTCGGTTGTAGAGCGTATCTGGGATCGTCTTACCGCGTTCGACAGCGCTACTGTCGGCGCGGCGCAGCTGGTCTACAAAGCGCATTTGCGTACCTACAGCGTGGAGAAGCTACGCGAGCTTATCGCACTTGGTGGTCCTGCGTATGAAGCGTTGCTGAAGAATATCGACCTGATTCGACAGTTCCAGAGTAATGAAGGCATGACGCTCATGGACTCGCGGGATAAGTTTGAAACCCATCAGTACAGCTTCAGTGGTCTGGATGACATCCTTTCACAGTTTGCAGAACAGATTAGTGGCGCTGTTGGTATCCCACTGGTGCGGTTGTTCGGACAGTCCCCGAAAGGATTTTCTACCGGCGATGCAGACCTTGCCAACTATTACGATCGGGTAAGCTCGTTGCAGGAGAGACGTTTACGTCTTCCGGTGCGGCGGATACTGGACATCATGCATCGTTCGGAACTTGGCAAGCCGCTGCCGGACGATTTCACGTTTGAGTTTAACCCGCTCTGGCAAATGTCTGATGTCGATCGCTCAACGGTGGCGTTAAACACCACCAACGCAATCAGTACAGCGCTGGGTGATGGTCTGATGACACTGAAAGCCGCTATGACCGATTTGCGCGAAAATTCTGACGTAACCGGCATCGGGGCATCCATTACCGACGAGGACATCGAGAATGCCGAAGACGAAGCGCCGCCCGGCATCGGCGAACCTGATGACGAACCGCAGGAACCGTCAGGCGGAAATCCGCTATCGAACCAGCCTACGCAGGATAGCGCGGGCGGTCGGAGACATCGTAAATGGTCGCTACGATGGTTCAAATGACAGTATCACGGAAATTATTGAGGCGCTGGAACGCTACAGTGAAATCATAACCCCCTGGGCGACAAAGGTCGCGGAAAACTTTACCGCCGACATTGTGCGCAAGAATGATGAGCAGTGGCGTAAACACAGCAAAACCATCAGCCGTGAGCTACGCAATCTGGTAAACAGTGCCCCTCCAGGGCAGGTGATGAAATCCATCGTTGCTGAACAGGTTAAGTACATCAAATCGCTCCCCCTCGAGGCGGCTGACAGGGTGTACGACATCCAGAATCGGGCGATAGAAGCTGTTGTTACCGGTGGGAGAGCGGAACATTTTGCTAAAGAAATAGCCGCATCGGGTGATATAGCAAAGTCCAGAGCTGACCTGATTGCCCGTACTGAACTTGGACGTGCAACCGGCGCGCTGGATCAGGCGCGTGCGCTGTCAATTGGTTCGAATGGTTATATCTGGCGTACAGCCGAAGATGGTGACGTCAGGCATTCTCATCGGGAAATGGAAGGTAAATTTGTCGAATGGGGCAAACCTCCAACGCTTGATGGCATGACCGGTCACGCTGGCGAGCTCCCGAATTGTCGCTGTTATAAAGAAATCGTTTTTCCCTCCTCCCATTCTTATCCCGCCTGAATCGCAGGTAACACATGAAATATTTTTTCAATACCCGGCTGGGGGAAACCCGCTATCAGCTGGCTGACGGCTCGTTGCTGTGCAAAGACGTGCCGATAGGACGAACAGGTAAGCAGCTCTATGGTGCTGATGACCTGCCAAAACTGAAACCCGATAAGTTCGGTGAAATAGTCGTCACGCGATCTCCTGAGCAGGTATTCCATCCCGCCACGCTTGCCTCATTCGAAGGAATGAGTATCACGGTGTTGCATCCCGAGGATGAAAACGGGGATGTGCGGCTGGTAAATCCCGAGAACTGGAAAGAGCTTGCTGTCGGGCACCTCCAGAATGTCCGGCGCGGGACGGGTGAGCAGTCTGATTTGATGCTGGCTGACCTTATCGTCAAAGACGAAAGCGCCATTCAGCTTATCGAAGATGGCCTGCGTGAAGTGTCGTGCGGCTATGACGCGGAGTACGAGCAGACCGAGCCAGGTAAAGCCGAGCAGGTCGATATTACCGGAAACCATGTGGCTCTTGTCCCCAAAGGCAGAGCCGGAAATCGTTGTGCAATTGGAGACAGAGACACAATGGCAAATCAAAAGAAAAACTGGTGGAACCGCATGCGTGCAGCCATCAAGACAGGAGATGCCGACACCATGAACGAACTGGTGGAGTCGGCTCCCGCATCGGTTACAGGAGATGAGGGGGATTTGCCGCAGGGCGTTAATCTCAACATCAACCTGTCCCCGCAGCAACCACTACCGGACAAAGCACCAGAGATGGGGGGAGGTCCAACCGGCGACAGTGATGATGACCTCAAAACATTACTGAAAGCCCTGCTGGCTAAGCTGGAAGGAAATGCCACGGGCGATAACGATAATAAGCCTGACGATAATCCGACCGGTGACGGCGAGGACGATGAAGAGGAAACCACGATTACTGGTGACTCAGCCTGGCGTGCCGAAGTTATCGTTCCGGGTATCGATCTGAGCCGTAAGATGAAACCGACCGAGTTCAAACGCGAGGTTCTGGCTTCCGCAGATAAAACGCTGGTTCGCCAGATCGTCGGTGATGCGGATATCCGCAAATTGCCGAAACAATCGGTCGACATGGCGTTTAATGCCGTGTCTGAGATTGCCAAAGGGCGAAACACCCGCGCCACCACCGGCGATGCACAGCGCCTAAACATGGGCATGACCAGTATCGCTTCCCTGAACAAACAAAACGCTGAATTCTGGGCAAACCGTAAAGGGTAAAAAATGAATAATGTATTTCTGTACCGGATGCCTGTTGGCATTGCCGGGGCTGTCTCTCGCCCGCAGGACTTAACCGTCGAACCGGTGGTCCTTAAATCCGATAACGCCTTCGCTGCCTATGGGCTGGCTGGTAAATACGATGATGACGGTTTTTTCGTGCCGCTGGCAGATGGTGATACCGCAGACAAGGTGAAGGGGATCTACGTGCGCCCTTATCCGACCACTTCGCAGCCGGACATGGTTCGCCAGGTGGGGAGTGGCAAGAACTTCCCGGGCGACGCCATGAAGCGTGGCTACGTGACCGTTAATCTCGGTTCTGATTTTGATGCCAGCACCATCAAAAAAGGCGACCCGGTATACGTTGTCGTCTCCACTGATGAATCCATCAAAGTGCCGCTGGGTGGATTCATGTCCACGTCAGTCAGTGGCAAAAATGTGGTGCTGACCAACGCTGAATTCACAGGTGCCGGTGATGCTGACGGCAATGCAGAAATTTCCTGGAAAATTTAAGGAACAGACGAATGATTACTTTTGATCAGGCAACCGTTGACAGCTCTGGTGCCTTTCTCATCGGGGAGCTGGAGCGACTCGACCAGACGCTGAACCTGCCGCTGGTGGGGTACACCTGGACCCGCGATATTCAGTTGCGTGAAGATGTCTCTATCGCAGATGACATTTCCAGCTGGACGAATACCAGCTTCGCCGCTGCGGGTACTGGTGCAAATCCGAATGGCAAAAACTGGGTAGGCAAAGACTCAACCGCTATTGCTGGCGTGAACGTGGATATCGGCAAATCCGGTAACCCGCTGAACCTGTGGGGGATGGAACTTGGCTGGACGATCATAGAATTGCAGGCTGCTCAGCAGGTCGGCCGCCCGATTGATACGCAGAAGTATGACGGTATGCAACTGAAATGGCAGATGGATAACGATGAACAGGTATATGTTGGCGATTCCGCATTAAACCTGAAAGGCCTTGTTACCCTGGACGGCGTGCCTGTCAACAACTCTGCCAAAACGTGGGCAACCTCAACACCGGACGAAATCCGCGCAAGCATTAACCAGGTGCTGTCTGATGCGTGGGCCGCTTCCGGTTACTCTGTGGTTCCGCGTGATTTGCTGATCCCGCCTGAGCAGTTTGCTCTGTTGTCCAGCATCATCGTTTCATCTGCGGGTAACCAGTCCCTGTTGACGTACCTTCGGACCAACACCATCAGCTATCACCAGAACGGTGTTCCGCTGAATATCCGCGCGGTTAAATGGCTGAAAGGCCGTGGTGTGGGGAAAAAGGATCGCATGGTTGCGTACACCAACGATAAAAAATACGTCCGCTACCCGCTGGTTCCGCTTCAGAGCGTGCCGGTGCAGTATCGCGGTCTGTATCAGATCGTCACTTACTACGGCAAGCTGGGTGCGGTTGAGCCAGTGTACAAAGAAACCATTTCGTACGTTGATGGCATTTAACAGCCACATGGCCCCCTGGCGGGGCCATTAAGGATGACCCGATGGCAAAAAATAATGCAGTAATACACGTACATACCCCGTTTGTGCTCACGCTTCCCGACGGTTCACGGCGCGAGTTTGTTAAAGGCCGTCATGCTGTGGAGGAAGACGTTGCCACGCACTGGTTCACTCGTGCGCACGCGGAAGTATCCGTTGGCAAAGCCACAGACGCGCGTAACGAGGTAAAAAATGCCAAAGAATCAAAGTCTGCCAGCGGTAAGTGATTTTCGCCGCGACTTCCCGCAGTTTGCTGACCCTGCCAAATATCCCGAAGCGCAAATCCAGTTTCGTCTGAATCTGGCAGATGAACTACTGAGCGAAAACGTCACCGGCAAAAAGTTGTTTCCGTACTTTGCCGGGTTGTTCGTTGCGCACTACATGACGCTCTGGGCGGCAGACAGCAGGGCGATGCTGGCTGGTGGTCCGGGCGGTTCAACCAATGGTGTTCAGTCCTCAAAGTCCGTGGATAAGGTAAGCGTCAGTTATGACACCAGCGCGACGCTGAATCCTGATGCAGGTTTCTGGAATAACACCCGATATGGCGCTGAATTTTATCAGTTGATCATGATGTTCGGTGCAGGTGGTCGCCAGCTATGAGTTTCAAAAGCGGTGTAACAACGAGGGTGGATAACGCTAAGGCCATTCTGGATGCGCTCAGGTCGTTAACCAAAAAAGATGTGCTGGTCGGCATCCCTTCGGAAGACAGCGAGCGGGATGATGTTCCGTTTGGTAATGCGGGCATCGGTTACCTCAACGAATACGGCTCACCAGAGCAGAACATCCCGCCACGACCTCACCTGGTCCCCGGCGTTAAATCGGCAGAAGAGCAGACGGTGCCGCAGCTTAAAACCGCGGCGCAGGCTGCACTTGATGGTAATGCTGCGGGAGCAGAAAGTGCACTCAACCGTGCCGGAACGCTGGCCGTTAATGGCGTCAGGCGTTACATGACCATTACCGGCTTTACGCCGCTTGCTGACAGTACTGTTGAAGCCCGGGCTCGTCGGGGGCGCAAGGGGGCAACACTGGAACTTGCCCGGCGTGCTGCTGGCGAATCTCCGGGAACCGATCTGGCGAAACCATTAATTGACACCGGGCAATATCGCAGAGCGATTACCCATGTTGTGAGGGATAAAGATGCCGACTCTTGATGTAACAGATGTGCTTTTTGACCCCGATTTTTGCGACTTCAATTTGTGGGTAACACGCCGAGAGCAAACGGTGGATGAGGACGGGATCGGCAGCGACAGTGAAGTTAAAAAGCAGTTTGCCGGAGTCGTAACTGTTGATCGCTCTCTGGAAAACCGCCGTATGCAGGCCGGGCAGGTAATCAGCGGTGCAATTCTGATCGTGACGACTGAGCGACTGACGCAGGGACAGACTGGCCGTGATGCCGATATCGTGACGTATCAGGGCCGTGATTATCGTGTGACCTTCGTCGACCCGTATACAGCTTATGGGGCCGGATTCGTTCAGGCGCATTGTGAGTTGATGCCGTTTGATGGGGGAACTCCGGTTGAGCAATAACACCAGTACAGAGCGCGGATGGTTAATACCAACCAGTGGCGATCCGGATTATGACGAAGCGCTCGACAGGCTGTTAAGCCAGTGGATGCGTAACGTTTCCGGTCTGTCTGCCGGGATGGTTCGTCCGCGCTGGCAGAAAGAGCAACCGCCACTGCTACCGGCTGAAACGAACTGGTGTGCGTTTGGGGTTATCGGATGGTCAGGTGATGACAGTCCGGCATTCACCAGACAGACCGATGATGGCTCTCAGCTCTGGCGGCATGAAACGATTGAGTGTATGGCTTCGTTTTATGGTCCGGCGGGGATGGTGTATGCGTCCCGGTTTCGTGACGGTATATCTGTACCGCAGAACAACGCAGCACTGAATGCGCTGGGGCTGTCTCTTGGCGATTACACAGGTCTGACTCCCTTCCCTGAACTTATTAATCAGCAATGGGTCCGCCGCTACGATATGACGGTGCGTCTGCGCCGGAAGGTTGTGCGCGAGTACGGTATTAAATCGCTGGTGGAAGCACCAGTCATCTTTTTCGGAGATTAAGCTATGGCACAGGGCTTGCCTGTATCAAACGTTGTTAATGTTGATGTGATCATGTCGCCGCGTGCAGCATCAGGGCGAAATTTTGGTGCATTACTCATTCTCGGCCCGTCCACAATCATTCCGGTAAGTGAGCGCATTCGTCGTTATTCTGCCGCGGAAGATATTGGAAAAGATTTTGGCGTGGAATCACCAGAATATAAAGCTGCGCAGGTGTTTTTCTCACAATCACCGAAACCTCAGGAGGTTTTTGTTGGTCGTTGGGTGAAAACGAAGGGAGACAGCGAACAGGCCACGCCTGAGACGCTGGAGCAGGCTGTGAATGCCATGCTCGATTATACTTCATGGTATGGGCTGGGGATTGCAGGCGATGAAGATATTCCGGATGCAGACTGGCTGAAAGTGGCTGCGGCGATCGAATCCTCTTCTGTAAGCCGTATTCTGGCGATTACGACAAGCGATGAGAAATGCCTGCAGACTGCATCCAGCGATGATTTGGCATCAAAACTGAAAACCGCCGGATATTCACGCAGTTTTATTCAGTATTCATCGGGTAATAAATACGCTGCGTTATCTGCATTTGGCCGGGCATTCACGGTTAATTTCAATGGCAGTAATACCGCGATTACGCTCAAGTTTAAGCAGGAGCCGGGTGTCGGGTATGAAACACTGACAGTCAGCCAGGCATCGGCACTTGATGCAAAAAACTGCAATGTGTTCGTGTACTACCAGAATGATACAGCTATCCTCCAGCAGGGAGTGATGGCTAACGGCGATTTCTTTGATGAACGCCACGGCCTGGACTGGTTACAGAATTATGTGCAGACCAACCTCTATAACCTGCTTTATTCCAGTACCACGAAAGTTCCCCAGACTGAAGCCGGTATTACCCGACTGTTATCAAATGTTGAAAAATCACTGGATCAGGCCGTTCAGAATGGACTGATTGCTCCGGGCGTATGGAACGGGGGCGACCTTGGTCAGTTGTCATCAGGTGACACACTGCCCAAAGGTTATTACGTATACGCCCAGCCGCTGGATGAACAGGCACAATCAGAACGTGAAGCCCGTAAGGCTCCGGTGATTCAGGCTGCAATAAAACTTGCAGGCGCGGTTCATTACGCTGACGTACAGATTAACGTTGTTCGCTAAGGGGAAGTGAATGTCTACCTATTCTTTTATGGATGTCACTGCGACGCTGACCGGGCCGACCGGTTCGATTGACCTCGGGTACGGTTCGGCAAGTTCTGAAGAGGGGATTGTGGTTGCGATGGGTGGTCCTAAAAACACCATGACCATCGGTGCTGATGGCGAAGTGATGCACAGTCTCCATGCAGATAAAAGCGGGACGATTACCGTTAACCTTCTGAAGACATCACCGACAAATAAAAAATTGTCGCTGGCGTATAACGCACAGAGCCAGTCTTCTGCCACATGGGGGAATAACGTTATCGTGATCCGCAACAAGGTCAGCGGCGACATCATCACGGCACGCAGTGTTGCGTTCCAGAAACAACCGGATAACGCCAACGCTAAAACCGGTAATACGATGCCGTGGGTGTTTGACTGCGGCAAGATTGACCAGGTTCTCGGGGAGTTTTAATGCATGGAATTCGAAATTAAAGGCGTGAAATATCGCGTGGCAAAACTCAGCGTTTTTGACCAACTGAAAGTGACCCGCAAACTTCTGCCGGTGTTGGCAGGAATGATGTCAGATTTCGGGAGTATTCGCTCCCGTTTGCCTGCTGACGGCAAAATCGACACCGTGAAATTCGAACAGTTAAAACCGGTGTTTGAAACCATGCTCCCGCGTATCGCTGAGGAACTGTCTTCCCTGACCGAAGATGACACCGATGCGATTATTCATCCCTGTCTTGCGGTGGTATCGCGGCGTCATATGGACGGATGGGTGCCGGTATTTACCCAGGGCGAACTGATGTTTGATGATATTGACTTGCTGGTCATGCTGCAGCTGGTGGCGCGGGTGGTCGCCGATTCGCTGGGAAATTTTTTGCCTACACCCCTTACCAGCACGACGCAGAGCCTGCAACAGGGCTGACGTTTAACAGCCTGCCGGACGGGCTGTCCTACCTTCTCAATCCGGTTGACGCCGGGTTAATTCCTTATACAGCACTTAAAGATGGCTCTGTCGATTTGTATGACATTGCTCTCTTGAATGACCATCTGGCGGTAAAAGCGGATAACCAGCGACGCATTGAGAAATGGAGAGAGGATAATGAACGCTGAAACTATTAAAGATTTCCTCGTCTCGCTTGGCTTCAGTGTGGATGATGCAGGAGCGAAAAAGTTCGGTTCTGTCCTCGCCGGTACAACTGCAAATGTCATCAAAATGGGGCTGGCTGTTGAAGGGGCTGCGCTGTCCGTGGTGGCCTTCACGGCTAAGATCGCCTCCGGCCTGGATAATCTTTACTGGGCGTCACAGCGCACCGGCGCGACGGTCCAGGGAATTCAGTCTATTGGCTATGCGGTTTCGCAGGTTGGCGGCAGTGTGGACGCTGCGCGATCTTCTCTGGAAAGCCTCTCCCGGTTTATTCGTAACAATCCCGGAGCAGAAGGCTTTCTGAATCGCCTGGGCGTACAGACCCGTGATGCCAGCGGTAACATGCGTGACATGGCTGCTATCTTTACGGGCGTTGGACAGAAACTCAGCAGCATGCCGTATTACCGGGCTAACCAGTATGCGCAGATGCTGGGCATTGACGAAAATACCCTGATGGCTATGCGTCGCGGAGTGGGGCAGTTCAGCGCTCAGTATTCAGAAATGGTGAAAGCGATCGGATTTAATGCCGATCAGGCTGCCTTATCGTCAAACCGGTTTATGACCTCGCTGAAATCGCTCGGTGAAATGGCCAGGATGGCGCGGGACAAAATCGGATCGAATCTTGCGGACGGACTGGCGGGGCAGATTGATAACCTGCGCAAAAAGATAATTGAAAATTTTCCCAAAATTGAAGTCACCATCACAAAGGTCATAAAGGGGATCCTCTGGCTGGGTGAGATAGTCGGGCGGGTAGCATTTCGGATAGTCGATGGTGTCGGAGATATCATCGAGTGGTGGGGGAAACTGGATGCCGAAACGAAAACCCTGATAGAGGTTATCGGCGGTCTGGTTGTCGCCATGCGGATACTTAACTCTACTTTCTGGATGTCACCTATAGGGCTGATTACCGGTCTGATCGTGGCTCTCGGTCTCTTGTGGGAAGACTACAAAACATGGAAAGAAGGCGGTAACAGTCTTATCGACTGGGAAAAATGGCAACCGGCAATAGATAAAGCGAAGGATGCGATCACCTGGCTTCGTGATCACCTTCTGGAACTAAAAGATGGTGTTGGCGGCTGGCAAAATGCACTGGAAATCCTTGGTACATTCATCGCGGGTGTCTGGGTATCCAGGGTTCTGGGGGCTTTCGGGAAAATATCAGGTTTGCCGGTCCCGCCGTGGTTAAAAGGCTGGATGGCTTATGCTGCGTATTTGTACTCTGATCGCGAAAATATTGGTGCCAGTGCGAAGTCATCCTGGGATTACACGAAACAAAATATTGGAGATTCATTGCGCTGGCTTGGCATTGATACCGATTTTGGTCGTAATCCTCATACCGTAAAAGGCGCAAATATTCAGTCAGATATTCCAGGTGCTGAGCCGGAACAATATGCACAGGCTACGAAACGAGGAGAACGGAATAACAATCCGGGAAACCTTAATTTTGCTGGTCAGGCAGGGGCTTCTCTTGAACGCCCGGGCGGGCGATTTGCCAGATTTGAAACTGCCTTTGATGGATTACGGGCTCTTGCTCGTCAGTTAATGCTGTACGCCGGACGGGGAATAAACAGTGTGGAGAAAATTATCTCTACCTGGGCACCTGCGTCTGATAATAACAACACAACAGCGTATATCAGGGCTGTATCGCAACGACTGGGAGTGGATCCCCGGGCTGCCCTGAATATGAGTGATCCGCAAACCATGTCAGCATTGATGAGCAGCATTATCCAGCATGAGAATGGAAGAAATATCTATTCTCGAGAGCTGATTAATAAGGCTGCCGTGGCGGGAATTAGTGGCAAAGTGACAGAGGTTAACCAGCAAAATACCTACCACATTTACGGTGGCGGAGATCCGCACGCTGTCGGTAATGAGGTTGCACGTCGGCAACAGTCTGCAAATGCTCAGGTCATGCGAAGTAATCAGGTGAGGGTGGGTTAGTGGATATTCTCTCTACACTTTTTCATCAGCAGAGCAGAAAAATAGGAATGATTGTTCCCAGTGTTGTTATTTCAGAGAAGCATACAGATATGCTTGAAATAACAGAGCATCCGGTAGAGGTCGGGGCCGCTGTCGCTGATCATGCCTATAAAAAACCGTCAGAAGTGGTGATGGAGGTTGGTTTCGCCGGTGGCGGCGCATTGCTGGATTTTGCCAGTAACCTGACGGCTACCAGCCTGCTCGGCCTGAGTCCTCAGCAGACGTATCAGGAGCTACTGGGTCTGCAGGAAAGCCGTATCCCCTTCGATGTGGTAACCGGTAAACGGCTGTACAGCAACATGTTGATCCGGGCGCTGGAAGTGACGACGGACAAGACAACCGAAAACGTCCTGTCCGCTGTCCTCACCCTGAGGGAGGTCATTATCTCCCGGACACAGCAGATTACCGTCGCGGATAAAACCAACATGAAGGAAGGGGCCAGCACGTCGGCGGTACAGAACAGCGGCAACAAAACCACAAAGCCTCCAGATACTTCACTGCTGAAAAGCATCACGGGTAACGTGGCGTCATTACTGGGGGGCGGCTAATGACAATTCAGGAAATTCCGCTGACAGCGGACAACCAGCAGTTCAGCATCGTCCTGGGTGGTGTCACCTGGCGGATTAGCATCATATGGCGCGATCTGTACTGGATTATGGACCTGCAGAACGACAGAGGGGAGCCGGTAATCTCCGGTATTCCTCTCGTCACTGGTGCTGAGCTGCTGGCGCAGTACGCCTGTATGGGGCTTGGTTTTAAGCTGGTGGTGGTCTGTGATGACAACACACAGGATTACCCCACAAAAACTGACCTGGGCGGTCGCAGCCATTTACTGGTATCAACGGAGTAAGCATGTCACAGAACTGGATGAGACATTTCGAGCTGCAGCTTGTGGACGGGAACGGTCAGGGAATTGAGCTAAGTGATTTCAAAGTCACCTTTACGATCGACTGGTTCAACATCAGCAGCGCGTCCCGGGTAGGGACTATCAAAATTTATAACCTCTCGGCAGATACTGTGAACCGAATTACCGGGCAGGAGTTTTCGAAAGTGCGTCTGATTGCCGGTTACGACGGTATCGCGCCGGAGGTGTCAGCAAGCGACGTAGGGACCGTGCGGGAAGTTGACGCGGCGGACGTGGGCCAGAGAGATGGCCGCAACTACGGACTGATTTTCAGCGGTGAAATTCGCTACTCGGTCACAGGAAAAGACAGTCCGGTTGATACCTACGTCCTGATTCAGGCAGCAGATACTGATCTGGCTTTTGCTACCAGTATAACCTCACAGACGCTGGCTGCCGGTTACACGGTCGCTGATGTGAACCGTGCGCTGATGAAAGACTTCGAAGCCAAAGGCGCGACCGAAGGCCTGACGCCTGAAATGCCTGCTACTGTATTCCCTCGGGGGCGGGTACTCTTTGGCATGACGCGGCATCTAATGGATAACGTAGCCGGACAATGTGGCGCAACATGGCAATTCGTGGACGGTCAGCGCCAGATGGTGGCGAATAACGAATATGTTCACGAAGCGATTGTGCTCAACAGCGCTACCGGGCTTATTGGAATGCCGCAGCAGACTATCGGTAACGGCGTAAACGTCCGCGCGCTTATTAATCCGAACATCCGGGTTAACGGGCTCATTCAGCTGGATCAGGCTTCCGTCTATCGTACCGCGTTGTCGAACAACGATATTGCGATGGCTGGTGGTCAGATCACCGACCAGAACACGGACGGAAATATCACGCTCAGCGGCACCACATCGCAGCCTGCCAGCATCGCAACGGATGGCGTTTATATTGTGCGCGGGATTATGTACACTGGCGACACAAGGGGCCAGGCGTGGTACATGGATATGATGTGTGAAGCGCGTGGCGCGGCGGATCTTGTTTCCTCATCAGCGAGGGAAAGAGGGCTTTAATGAAACGGTTATGTTTGGCGTTAGTTATGATGGTTACTGCTCCGGCGATGGCTGCAATTCAGTGCGGCAACTACACGATGACCGGTGACGGAATGACTGTTATTAACGGTGAAACTGTCACATCACAGAAGATAAAATTTCTGGGAAAAGATGGTGACTATTCAAACATGAAAATGGACATGGGCCTGATGCCTTCCCGTGATGGTAACAATTACGGCTTTGAGTTTGTGAAACGTAACGGAAAAGCTTTCCTGAACGTCCAGCTGCTGCAGAACAGCATGGACGCGCCGAAAATCATTGGATCTTTCCCGTGTAAAAAGGCGTTACGCTAAAGTTTGATGTCAATCTTCCGAGATGAGCGCTTTAAGGTTGACGAGATATTGTTCAAAGTTCACAATCACAATCCCTTTAGTAAGAGAAATAATCCATGGCGGCAGGCATCCCATTAGAAAAAGCGCAAAAATATATTGAACAATTCAATGCGCTTCTATTGGATAGGGAAAGTTTAGATCCCTTCACTGAAAAGAAAATTCGAGAGGAACTTTCTGTCTCTCCAACGCCTGCTACCAACATTGCACTATCTTATCTGGATGCAATAACCGGAAAGATTGAAAGCGCGTTACGTTATCTCAGGATAAGCCTAGAAGTAAACGATGTAACGTTGGCAATGCACTATCATCACATTTTAATTAATACATTTAGCTATAATGAACTCAAGGATGTCTATGTCCCGCTGGCAAAGAAGTATCGGACAAAACTCTTTAGTCACAACGCATACAGTTGGGCGTACCGTTGCGGCGAGCGTGAACAGTTAAAATTTTATATGGAAGAGCACATTAAGCTTCTTTCTGAATCAGAAGGCAGGAGTAATGCTATGAAGCACAAAGAAGAACTCCTTGCAGAAATGGATAATTTCTATAGCGCCACACAGTGCTCGAAGGAACAGTTCCAGACCTTAGCATCCATAATCTGGGGCTTGCTAAGTGAATACAAGGCTACGACAGGTTTCGTTCAGCTTAGTGGAAGCGGTTGCTATGTTGTTGATATTAAAAATCTTGAGCCTAAAACTATTGCCAAAATGAACTTCGACTTGGCTGATAGAGTCTGCGCTGAATCTAAACTGGATGATTGTTCCCTGTTAGCTAGATTTACCTCTCCGCGTCAGTTGCATACGGGGGTGAGCTACCATGTCGGTAACTAGCAATCAGATTCTCGATACCGCTCGATTATGTCTGTCTGAAAATATTGAGAGTGGATTTCGAAGCGCTATCTCAAGGGCGTATTACAGTATGTTACATGAGTCTATTAGCTCACTTACTGCCATACCGCATTTTACCCATGAGCATCACAAAAATACTGTGGGTTATATGTCAACGCCCTCAGAGTGCAAATCAGAGCCATACCCGACAAATACACTGAAATCCCTAGCTTTCGTACTTCGCCAGTGGCGGGATGCTAGAAATGAAGCTGACTATGATCTGACGAATGTGACTGTTTCGAAAGAGATGGGACAGGATGCAATCGAGGCTGCTGAACTCTATTTTGAGCGCTGGGAACAGCTAAAGTCTGCTAGAGTTTCATGAATAAAATTAACGTTATCAAACCCGCTTCGGCGGGTTTTTTGCTTTCTGGAGCCTACTAAATGGCAGTATCTGACCAGACCCGCAGCGGCGACCTTGCCGAAACATTCAAATCTGAACGGGAAACAACAAAGAACCAGATCCGTGTCGCCTTGCCTGGCATTATTCAGTCATTCGATCCTGATGCGGTGACGGCAGTTGTGCAGCCTGCTATCCGTTCGGTTGAAAAGGATAATGACGGCAACCGCATTACCAAAAATTACCCATTGCTGGTGGATGTGCCAGTGGTATTCCCGCGCGGCGGAGGATGTACGCTAACGTTCCCAGTTAAAGCCGGTGATGAATGTTTGGTGATTTTTGCCGATCGTTGTATTGATTTCTGGTGGCAGAGTGGCGGGATACAGGAGTCGGTCGATGACAGAATGCATGATTTATCGGATGCGTTTTGTATTGTCGGTCCCCAGTCGCAGGCAAGGAAGATTAGCGGTATTAATACCAGTGCCACACAGTTGCGTAGTGATGACGGCAGCACCTATTTTGAGCTTAATCCTGATACCAGGAAAATTAAAATTGTCGCTCCAGGTGGTCTTGATGTGGTTGCCCCCCTGGCTGATTTTTCTGAGAAAGTAACCATTCATGGCCTGTTAACCTGGATGGGGGGCATGGTGGGGTCTGTGGTTTCTGGTGTGGCTTCAAAAATCACTGGTGCTGTTGAGTTTTTGGGGGGCGTGAAGGCTAACGGCAAGCCAATCGATGATACGCACACTCATGGTGGTGTTCAGCGCGGTGAAAGCAGTACCGACGGGGTAAACTGATGCGATACAGACGTGAAGACGCCGATGGCGATTACACCTTTGGCAGCGGTGATGACACCTGGCTGATTAACTCACCGGAGGCCGTGGCGCAGGCGGTAAAAACGCGATTCGAATTGTGGTATGGGCAATGGTTTCTCGACACCACCGAGGGGACTCCGTGGATCCAGTCCGTACTCGGTAAGCAGAAGCCGGAAACCTACAACCTGGCGATCCGTAAGCGCATCCTCGAAACGCAGGGCGTTAAATCAATCCTCTCTTTCAATACGACGCTGGATACCACGACCCGACGTGTCATGTTTTCCGCTGAAATCGACACTCTTTATGGAATAACGACTGTTACATCGGAGGCGTAATGGCTCTGAACCTTGATTCTCTCGGTTTATCTGCAAAGGTAACCGCGGAGGGGATCAGTGCGCCTGATTATCAGACGATACTCAGCACCCTGATTAGCTATTTTCAGCAGATTTATGGCAGTGATGCCTACCTCGAACCGGACAGCAAAGACGGCCAGATGGTGGCTCTGATGGCGCTGGCGATTCATGATGCCAATAATACTGCGATAACTGTCTACAACTGTTTTTCACCGGCAACCGGCTATGGGGCTGCACTGACCAGTAACGTGAAAATAAATGGTATTTCACGTAAAGGCGCGACGAACTCTACGGTTGATTTGCTTCTTACAGGAACTGCCGGAACAACCATCATTAATGGCAGCGTGAAAGATGGTAATAATGTGATATGGCGTTTGCCTGCTTCAGTGGTGGTCGGCGTGGATGGTACAGTGATGGCGACCGCAACATGTTCCGTCAGTGGTGCAGTGGCGGCGCTGGCTGGAACTATCACTGAAATTAATACGCCAACCCGTGGCTGGGTTTCGGTAACCAATCCTGCTGCAGCTACTGTAGGCACTCCGGCAGAAACTGATGCGGAGTTACGTATCCGTCAGTCGCAAAGTGTTGCGTTGCCATCAATAACCCCATTTGAAGCACTGGATGGTGCTGTTTCTAATGTTACCGGTGTAACCCGCCACAAACTCTATGAAAACGATACTGGTTCAGAGGACGGTAACGGGTTACCGCCACACTCTGTTGCTGTAATTGTGGATGGCGGTGATGTGACGGATATTGCTCAGGCTATCAGAGGAAATAAAGGCCAGGGGACAGCCACTCACGGTACAACATCCGTTACGGTTCCGGATAAATACGGCAATCCCCATGTAATCAAATTCTCGCGTTCCAGTGATGTGCCTGTTTATGCCCGGATTAAATTAAAAGTTTTTACGGGTTATACCTCACAGATAGGGCAGCAGATCCAGCAGGCTATTTCCGACTATATCAATAGTCTGATGATTGGTGATTCGGTCCTTTTAAGTCGCATTTACTCACCGGCGAATCTTGGCGTGGTGAGTGGCGGGAATGCACGCTATTACGATATTCAGGAACTGACGATTGGGAAATCCCCGGGGGCTTTGTCGTCATCAAACATTGATATCAGATACAACGAATCTGCGTCCTGTACCCCGGAAAATATCGTTATAACGGTGGAGTCATGAGCAAATACACCGAACTAATCACGAACTACCACGCCACCAAACCTAAATTTCTTGCGCATGTTGATCTGATGACCCGGCCGCTTATTGATGTTGCGGCGGCCACCAGAGGGTTGATTACTGCATTTGATATTGACTCCGCGGTTGGTGTGCAACTTGACATTCTTGGATTGTGGATCGGACGTAGCCGTGTTGTCAGCCAGCCTATCTCAGGTGTCTATTTCAGCTGGGATACCGACGGGCTTGGATATGATCAGGGTGTATGGCAGGGGCCATACGATCCTGATTCCGGATACATGTACCTCAGCGATGAAACTTATCGTGTCATCCTTAAAGCGAAGATTGCGATTAATAACTGGGACGGACGGAATGATTCGCTTCCGGTAATTCTTGACGCGGCAACAGCAGGATCCGGGCTGCGAATGCAGATAGTCGATAACCAGGACATGACGATATCGGTCTGGGTCTTTCCTGATACTGATATTTCAGATGTATCGCGTGAGTTAATTGCTGCAATTAAACAGGGATATCTCACAGTAAAAGCCGCCGGGGTGTGGGCGGGTGGCATTGAAACACCTTCGGTGGAAACCCCATCGGAAGGTTCAAAATTTTTTGGTTTTGATATGGATAACGAATTCATCAGTGGTTTTGATGTAGGGGCATGGGGAGTATTACTCTGATGGCAAAAAATGACTTTAAAGCATTCGCAACGGGTAAAAATGCCAATGTTATGTCGCAGGAGGAATGGGAAGCGTTGCCTGCGCTTTTATCCGGATTTACAGCAGGGAAAGCATCCAGTGCGCAAGTCAATAAGGTTATTCGGCAGGCCAGCTTTATTGCTGCAGCTCTGGCCCAGTTTGTAAGTGACAAAACGCAACGGGATGTGCTTGATAATGGTGATCTGCCCGGTTTTGTTGAATTGCTGGGATCGGGGTTTGCTGTTGAATACCTGAGCCGCAAGAATCCGTTTGGCGATATCAAATCGGATGGCACGGTGAAAACGGCTCTCGAAAACCTTGGTTTGGGAGAGGCGGCAAAAAGGAATGTGGGGACAGGGACGAATCAGATACCTGATATGGGTAGTTTTATGCTTTCTGCTTCAGTTCCTGGATATCAAAAATTGCCATCCGGTTTAATTATTCAATGGGGGCCAATTGATGTTCCGCTGACGTCTCAGGACACAGTAACCTATTTTCCGATTGCATTTCCGAACAGATGTCTGCGGGTATTTGCGACTCAGGATTACACTCCCGGCAGTGCAAATGTTGGCTATATAGCTTGTGCCGGTTATAACCAGGACCCGGTGAAATTTATTTCCAGAGCAGGCGTACCCGGTATCGGTGCTTCATTTTTCGCATTAGGGTGTTAATTTCTTTTAACTTTATGGAGTGAAAAATGAATTACATATATTCCGCGACTACAAACTCTTTCTATCCCTTGGAGATGAAAGAGGATTACACGCAAGCTGACTCATGGCCAGATGATGCTGTTGAAGTTGATGAGCAAGTGTATATTGAGTTTTCCGGATTACCGCCGGAAGGAAAAATCCGTATCGCTGGAGAAAATGGTTTTCCTGCATGGTCTGAAATTCCACCACCAACGCATGAGGAACAGATTGCTGCAGCCGAACTGGAAAAGCAGCAATTGATTAATCAGGCCAACGATTATATGAACAGTAAACAATGGCCTGGTAAAGCGGCTATTGGTCGTCTGAAAGGTGAGGAACTGGCGCAATATAATTTGTGGCTGGATTACCTGGACGCACTGGAAATGGTCGATACTTCCAGTGCGCCAGATATTGAATGGCCTACGCCTCCGTCAGTTCAGGCCAGATGACATCCGGCGCGGTGCTGGTATCTGTTGCCGTCACCGCGTCAATGTAATCCAGCACAGCGTTAAGCCGGGTTGTTTCTGCCTGCGTCAGTTTCCGCCCGGCCTGTAATTTCAGCTGAATCAGACTAATGGAAGCCATTGCTGCATCAATCAGCGACTGGCGCTGTGCTTCTGCCGCGCCTACTGCGGCGCTATGCTGTGCCTCGGTATCCGTCACCCATTTCTCACCATCCCATTTATCGTATGGCGTTAACGGTGAAAGCGTGACATAACCGTCTTTGATGGCACCGATATAATCCACTGTAACAGCTGCACCATTTTCTGTTGAGTAAACAGTCTCATTGCGATGGTCTTCTTCATGGCTCCATCCCTTACCCGTAAATACTGCCACTTTTCCCGGAATGTTTTCGCCCGGGTCAATACCAGTGGAACAGGCGGGCATACTTACGCCAGTATTAATATATTCATCAGACCAGCCCGTATACTCAGTTGTTTCAGCATCATAATAAAAACAACGCATATCGCCCGGCACTGTAGCCAGCCCATTTTCATCAAAAACAGGTTTCATTATTTAGCCCTCACCAGAAAGTTAAATGCAATATTTCGCGGTCTGACAGCAACAAAATTCACACCATCACCCACAGAGTTACTGGTGAAATTAAATCGTGAAAATCCTGGCTGATTTCCGGCGATGCCATCATGAAAGTCAATTGCGTGTCCCGCACCTCCGCCTATATTCCCGGCAAACTGAGAAAAGTTTGTAGCTTCCTGCCAGCTTAATAATTCGCGACCACCATCTGCACCTCGCCCGTCATCCCAGATACGAATGAAATCACCGCGGGCTTCAGGTAATACCAGCGAAGGAAACACTTTCGCCAGCACAGGGTAATCAGTGGCAGAAAATTTCGCCCCGTTGAACTTCAAAAACACCATACCGGACCAGCTGTCGATGACAGAATTTGGCATTGCGGCGGACGGCCAGAAGAACGGAACGCCAATAGCTGGAGCACCTTCTCCCAAACCAACGTTTATGAAAATGCAGAAATAACGAGCAAATGGCATCATTCCTGCTTTTGTCAGGGAGATCTACCATGCTTATTGGCTATGTACGTGTGTCAACAAATGACCAGAACACAGATCTACAACGTAATGCGCTGAACTGTGCAGGATGCGAGCTGATTTTTGAAGACAAAATAAGCGGTACAAAGTCCGAAAGGCCGGGACTGAAAAAACTGCTCAGGACATTATCGGCAGGTGACACTCTGGTTGTCTGGAAGCTGGATCGGCTGGGGCGTAGTATGCGGCATCTGGTCATTCTGGTTGAGGAGTTGCGCGAACGTGGCGTTAATTTTCGCAGCCTGACGGATGCTATTGATACCAGCACACCGATGGGGCGTTTTTTCTTTCATGTGATGGGTGCCCTGGCTGAAATGGAACGAGAACTGATTGTTGAACGAACAAAAGCTGGCCTGGAAGCTGCTCGCGCACAGGGACGAATTGGTGGACGACGTCCCAAACTTACACCAGAACAATGGGCACAGGCCGGACGATTAATTGCATCAGGAGTTCCTCGCCAGAAGGTGGCGATCATCTATGATGTTGGCATATCGACTTTGTATAAGAGGTTTCCGGTCGGAGATAAATGA